CCCCCTATGGGGTGTCGCATTTTGTGACTCGTTTTTATTTCATTTAAAAAGTTGTCACGGTCGACGTTGATGTCGGTAAACGAATGGGCGTTGCTGTATCTTCTTTGATGAATGTCCAAACGTCTTCGATTGGTCCTTCATCTACGATGTAGTTCATAGCAGTAGCTTGGATCTGTGCTACTTCTACTTCATCCAAAGCTTTAGATGTGTCGCCCATTACAAACGCTAAGAGTTCTGGTGTGTTGTAACCATTCTCTTTGTCCCATTGCCACCAAGCATCATAGTCTTTGTATGGATTGTATGGGTTGTCATACGTAGTAAGCATGGCATTGATACTTACTGCTTTGTTGTACTCTTCATTCGTTACTGTGTCAGCATAGAGTGATGAGTTGTCAACAGTGTCTTGTTGTGTAGTCATGGACTAGCTCCTCCTTTCTATGATAGGTCTTGCACAGTAGACACACTGATGCCTAGAGCAGACGCTACTTCAGCATAGGTGTGACCACTCTTAAGCATAGCTCTAGCTCTGCTAGCTGTACCAAGACTGACAGCCTTCTCTTTACGAGGTGTAGCCAGTTGCTTAACACGATCACTATCAGCAAAGCGTAGTACATCAGTAAGCATCTTAGTACTTACAGCACCAGACTGAATAGCTTGCCACTCATCATTGTCTATGTTGATACGAGTACCAGCTCCATCAGCACCAGTCTTTATACGGGCTGCTGCAATAGCCTGTTGTTTGAGCTTCTTAAGTTGTTCTTTACCCATCTCAGGAGTACGTTTGTCAGCAATAGCTTTGTTAGCTATGAGCTGAGCTTGACGTTCTTTAGGAGAGTTCATAAGGGCAGTATTAAGCTTGTGTTGTAGAGACTCAACTTGATCCTTATACTTAACTCTTGCCTCTTTGCTGAGCTTAAGATTAGGAGATGTCTCTACAATTTTATTAGCTTTATCCCTCATTTTACCAAGGGCATTTACATAATCACCATACATGTTTTCAATAGGAGTTCCAGAACCTAGTTTCTTAGCATCATCAACTAGTTCAATTACACTATCTGTAGAAACTGTTTTAGTTTTCTTAACAGTAGGTTTCAATCTAGGATTTGCAGCTAGTTCTTCTGCAGTACGTGGTTTTTCCCAGGTCTCTGTTTCTCTATGATCTGTTTTTGATCTAGAAATAAGAGTTGAGGCTCCCATTTTTGTAGTACCAGTAATAACATCGTAATGCATCTGATATCTTTTTTGTAATTCTGGAATACCGTTTTCTCTTTCAGATCTTTTATAATCTAAATTATGTTTTTCCGCATCAATAACAACCATTGAATGTTTTACGGCTCTGGCAATTTCACTATTTGATGCACCTTTCAAAGTCATATCAGTAATAAGATTTGAAACTTCGCCCATCGTTTTCTGTTTAATTGTCCAGTCACCTTTTGAATTACGATTTAAAATGTTTTTATCCGGAGAATAATAATCGTTCGTATCAAAGTTCTTTAATTCTTTTAATGAACGACTTGTTTTAATTCCGTTTTTATTATTAGGAATAACCATAACGGAGTCACCATCGAAATCCGCACCAGATAATTTAGATGCAACAGACGAATCAATTCCGACTGCATCTTTTGCGCCCTTCATGAATTTAGCTGCAGTGTTTCCTAATTTATTATTAACAGTTAATTCTGGTAATTCGAAAATACCACCATGAGGATATCGAACAAGAACTACTTTCTCACCGTTTTTAAAATTAGGAGCATAGATTTCGTTAGCTTTAATTCCAGATAAAGGTAATAATACTTGACCTTTCATTCTATCGAACCCAGTCAATTTAAGATTATGCCGTTTGGTTGTGAGACCATCAGCAAAATCCTGCATCATTACACGTTTAACTACAGGATTTGTTAGATTGGAAATCTCATCGAACTCTTTCTGTAGCTTTTTATATGTTTCATCAATACGACCTTTAACCAAAGCTGGTGGTTGTTTAGAAACAAATTGAGAAGATAATGTTTTAGACCAGCTAGCCCAGTCGCCTTCTTCATTTACTTTGTTGATAGCTCCTTTTTGTCCACCAACTTTAATTGTTGCGCCGAATGGATTATCCGGATCATCTTTTAATTTCTTCAAGACATCTTCTTTTGCAGTACCTTTATGTTTATTGGTATTGAAAATAATGTCAACGCCTTTTGGAAAATCTTTTGGATCTCCATAAACAGCCATACCTTTAAGATAATGAGTACCATTTACACCAATACGAACTTGAGCATAACGGGATTTACCAAGATCAAGATCTTTTACTCCTGGACGTAATTCCATTACACCATCTTTATCCGTACCACCTTGTTCAGCATATCGAATTCCTACACGTTTCCAATCAACATGTTCAATTGGACGTAATCCTAATACACTTTTTCCATCATCAGTCTCAGAAATAAATGGTGGTTTGATTTCATGTTTGTGTTGACGAACAATATCGGGATTTGATTCCTTGGTTAAGACTTTCATTTCAACCCAGTGATCATCATTTGTAGCATTCTTAACATATACTGTATGTTTGTGATATCCTTCAGATTCTAATTGTTGTACAGCACGTTTAAGAGTATTCTCATTTACTCCTAATTGTTGAGCAGCACCAAGACCGACGTCAAGATATGGATTCTTTTCAATCAATCCCTTAATATCAGTCTTAATTTCTTCCATTCGATTCACATTATGACGAACTTTAGCATCCAAATTCATACGAACAGTAGATTCTGGAATACCAGTTTCACGAGAAATCTCAATAGAAGTCATACCTTTTGCAGATAATTCTTGGATACGACTAATGTTGTATTTACGAATTTCATGCTTAGCAATATTATTACGAGAACGGAATTCGGTCGTTGTGATACCAAGCTTCATAGAAATTTGAGTATCAGTTAATCCGCTCTTACGGTATTTAGCAACGACATCTGACCAGGAAGTCGCACGTTGATATGAATTATCTCCTGAACCCCAAGCATATCGTCCACTATGCGGAATCGATCCTTGGTGAGGAGTTCCTCTATGTTCTAGAAAATCATTATATGCATCTTCAAGATTCATTATTTACCTCGGTTTGCTTTCAAGTATTCCACTGAATTCTTTAATTGTGTGATATACATCATATACATCTTCCGCTTCAGGAATATATGTTCGAATATCATCACCTTGATAAATACGAAGTTCGAAATCAGTTTTCTCAGGTTTAACTCCATACTCAAGACAGAAATAAGCAGCATAAACTAATAGCTGTTCCATCTTTGGTTTGGATACTCCAGTCTTCAAATCATGAATTCTAAGAAATCCTCGTGGATTATCTTTCTTTGGCGGATCATATCGGATAGCATCTGCTGTACCGAATGCATATGGACTGTAAAATAATAGTACTTCACTATCCATACGATATCCAATTGCGTCATTTACGAAATTAGCAACAGCTGGGTGAGTATTACCTGGGAGTAATTTAATTCTATGTTGAATCGCATGACTCGCAAATTCGTGTAATTCTGTTCCTCGTTGTTTAGCTTTTTCGTTTTCGAAACGCTCAACCAATTTCTCTGGACTGTAATTTAACCAGTGACACTGACTAGCACTTAAAAATGAGTGCTTACCCTCGTATTCGATGTGTCTGTTCCATTTCATGCAGAACATCCTCCTTATTCTCCGGATAAATCACTCTCGCCCATCCTCCGTTTTTATTATACTGCTCAAGATAATACTCTTGATTTGGTCTAAACGGACTCTTGGCACTCTTCTTGCATTCTAAATGATAGGAATATGGCCCGACATCCACGGACAGGTCAGGAATTCCTTGAATATAGTTTGGATCATTCTTCTTGACAATCGCATTAGGAAATAACTGCTTGATGTCTTTAATCAATCCTTTTTGAAAATCTCGCTCCAATTTGGACATTCGTGGGTCACCCAATTCCTTTCGTTAAATTTCTTTTTGCTAGAAATAGATCTAGCGATAGCATCATCAATTGAGGCTGGGGATTTCAAGTAAATGTAGAAAATATCTTTAAAGGAGGTATTCACTCGATTAATTCGTCCTTCGGATTGTTCCATAATTCGATAGGAATAATTTAACGAATAGAATAAAATCGTGTCAGTAGTTATACAATTCCATCCCTCAGCCCCGGCCGTGTACTGAACCAAATATACCCAACTATCGGTATCGGGTATTGGCTCATGCTTCTGACCGTTCCATTGATAAAATGCCCTATTTAATTCTTGACAAATCTCTTTGAGAATATCAAGTTCATAGGTGTAATTATAAAAAACTATGATTCGATCCCGAGTCATAATTTGTCGCTTCGCATTTGCTCGCCTACGATCGCTAGTGTTTACTATACGACGTAATACTTGAGTAAACTCGGAAGCATTTTGTATTGGTTCTTCCGTAAATGGATTGAACCTGGTTTTCTTTACTTGCTCGTATAATTCTTTATCATACTGAGCTGTAATAAATTGACGATGGACTTTTGTTGTCCTGAAATCTTCCATTGGTACTGCAAGATATCGTCGGTATCTTTCAAGCTTATCCGTTTTATGATATCGCTTGATTTGAGGGAACTTGGAATATGGATTGTACTCGACATGTTGTTCAACAAAATCGGTTTTGTTTCGATAGAAATTATTGGCTATGAAAATACACATCCAATCCATCCAAACATCACCAGGCGTCGCGGTGAGCATTATCCATTTATTCTTTCTGGCAATTGATATAAATGCCATTCCCCAGGTTCCGTATCCGATCGCTCTTTGTTCATCAAAAATAAAGAACGCATCTTTTACGTCGGAATACTTATTGATATTGTTCCATGAATCGACAACACCATCTATTCCTAAGGCTTCAAAATCTCTATGCCATTCACGATCGTTTCGTTTCTTGGCAACTGTAATAATATACAGAGGCTTATCAATATGGTTCTCCATATAATAAAATAGGCCGGTCAAGGATTTACCCGAACCGACCTTACCGCACAAAACAGATCCGTTATGCATACTATCAACTGCCCTACGCTGATAGTCGTATAACTCAATAGTCATTAAAATCCATACTTACGTTCAAGTGGATTTGCTGCGACGCGAATATAAGCACTCTTCAAGTCAAGACGAGCATATGTGCCATCTTCACTTGGCTCGCGGCGACGGATAACCATATCACACAAGGCAATTTCCATTTCATCAATAAGACCAAGTTGATCTTCGTTGAAATATGTACGTTGACTTGGATCGATAGGAGCGTCAATTGGAGTTTCACCGTCATCATAAATGATAGCTACTGATGGAACTGAGAATTGAGTATATACACGAACCTTGAAATAGCATTGTGGTTCGTACATATCAGGATTCTCGGCCATCTTCTTTTCCATTTCCGCATCTTTAGCTTTGGGTTCCCATACTTTTACGTTAACACCATACTGCTGAAGAATATCCGCGTCTTCTGGGTTGACAACAACGTTGAAATATCGATCACCTTCACGATTGTATTTCTCTTGTCGTCCTGCGAAGTTCGGTTTAAACATAAACTGAACGTCTTCCAAAATGATTTGTGAATTTGAAGCTTGCAATAATTTAGTCATAGTAATGTCCTTTCTAAAATGACGTGCGTGACTCAAAAACAATGAGAGGAGTGAAAAATTCGAGTTTTTCCACGTCCCTCTCTATTATGTGCCATGTAATTTCTGCGGGGTCTAAAATGACCCTGTGCGAAAATTGAATTTAAGCGACCTCAGAATTTTCGTCATTGAGACCAAGTGGCTCAATATAATCCTTCGGCATGTCGTCAACAATTTGATTGATATCGCCGACCTTAATAATTTTCTTAAGACCAGCAATTGCAACCTTATCGTAGTAGTCAAAGTCAATATCTTCGTAGTTGAATTCTGAAGTTTGTTTGAATTTAAATCCTTTTGTTCCGGTGACAGATTTGAAATTCTCATTATCTTCAGTCCACATACATTCTTTACCAGTTAGTGAAGCATAAATGGATCCAACTTTTCCTACGAACTCGTCTCCGAGATAGATATGACCTTTGGATTGTTTGGTGATGAAGAAATCTTTATCAACCAATTTTTCTTTTGTCCATACCCGCTTGAGTAGATATGGATTTGCGAACTCTGCTCCAGTTGGTGACCAACTACCATCTTCGAGTTGAGCAATATAAACAGCGTTATTAATTAACGCCATACGTTTATATGTATGTTCATGGTCGAATTTGTAATTGTATTCTGGTCGCTTACTAAAGTCTTCGATGAGTTTAACAACTTTATCGTCACCATTTGGAACTTTAACAGAGTCGGTCTTAATATGACAGACTTGGTAACCGTTTTCTTCCAAATAGAATTTTAGATCAACCATGAATAAAGCTCCACGCTTAGCGACAATGTTATCAATATTATCCGGGTGCTTGAATTTATTATCAAACGAAGCGGAAGTCATACCATATACTGCGTTGATTGCGATCTTCAATGCTTCGACCAATGGTTTACGATATTCCGGATTATCCAAGAACGGAGCGAGCTTACCGTCAAACATAAGTTTAACTTCAGCAATCTTGTCATGTTTTAATAACACGCGCACTTTAAGTAATTCAGCATAACGTTGAGTATATGGGCCGAAGTAATTCATATTGATCAAACTATTTGGGTGCATTGATTCAACGTCATCTAATACAACATCTATATATACACCAGGTTCGGCATATACATATCCACCTTCTCCAGTTTCAATACCACGATACGTGGACTTACCGAATTTGTATTCGTATCCTGGGAATGTCTTACGTAAGTCTGTATAAATAAACTTATCTTGTGGACGTGGATCTTGACCAAAGATAAATAATGCAGTAAGCTGATTGTTTGTTGCATTCATAGATCCACCAGATAGAGTAGCTAAGATCTCACGAGCAATATAGTCAGCAAATGTAGCATCAAATACTTTCTCAGTAGCCATAACGTCGTTAACACAGTATTCGACAACAGTCTCAACTAAATCGTCTGGTACTGGTTGATCCCAAGGGATTTCCATTTCAACGTGGTTGATTCCCAAATCAACTTCCCAACGTTTCAACGATTGTTTCTTCTTAGTGTACTCATAAATATCAGCATAGCTCAATTCATAAGCTGCCGCATACATACCAGTCTTCGCATTTTTCTCGTTGATAATTCTTTGGGACTGTCGGAATAACTCCATGTTAGTCCCTCCAAGTAAACGAGCGTAGAGAATATGGTTATCGTATCGACGGTTGTTGAAACCGACTAATGGGAACGAACATAAATATTCAATTTGATCTGGTGTAGGATTTACCCAACGAACGAATTCGTCTTCACCATACTTTTTCCATACGACGACAAATAGATTCGGATAAACCTCAATATCGAAGAATACGATTTCTTCTTTAGCAACGATTTGTGTGCCTGTTGTCAACTCAGTCTCTGTCTTCCCATCATCGTCTCGAATTGAAGACCATGGGATCTTCATAAATACGTCCAAGCAATGATCTTTTTGATTAGAAGATTGTAACGCTCGAAGAAATACTGAGTGCTTAAGATCCGACAAATCGTATTTCAATCCCATATCATATGCTTTATGCATCTCATGAGATATCCAATCGATTGTCGGTTTCGTATTTGCATGACTCGGTTTCTCTCCTGGAATAAGCCCCAGCTGTTTCTTAACAAATTTACGAAGAGTCTTCTCGGTATAGGTAATATCTTTTACGGTGTCATACATCACTATCTCCTTTTTCTCTTTTATCGGCAGCCCCGACGAAATATGAGATACTTCAATATCGTTTGATGCATTATCAATCCGTCGTAAAGACGCCTTTCCCTTGTAAACTTTAATTTCGACATGGTCTTCAACGACATTGTCTAATAAATTAACATCACCGTCATATAAATAATGTAGGTGAATACCTTTGCCGGATTTAGATACTTCAGCATAAGTCGGGGGATACTTCGACGCAGCATCTTTATTTAATTCCAGACTTTTCTCTCCGTTCTCGTCCTTGATATCAAAGTCGAGAATAATATGTTGTAGTGGAACTTTGACCCAGTGTAGTTTACTTGTATCAATTTCTTTTAACGTTGTGGTAACATCATCCCATTTCTGAGATGGATTACCATTACTCAAAGCTTCCTGCGCGGGATAATGAGCAGCCAATTTGTTAAATACTTCATTATGGTATTTAAAGTCTAACCAATCACTAACTTTATTCTCAGGAACATCATCTGACACAACACCTTCGGGAAATGCTATCGACCATCTGAAACCTTTAAAGAAATTCTTAATACGTACGCCATCGACAACTGTGTCTTTGACCATCGTATCGAAATATCTAAGGGCTTCACGTTTGATTGTGGCTTTATAACCATCGGTTTTCCAACCCATGTCTTCGAGGTAATTCTTATAAAGCTCTGAAATTTGTTTAAGACTAATTCCATCTTTCATTTGCATTGCTTCACTACGAATGAAATCGAAGATATGGTCTGTTTGTTCTGCCATGTCGACATCAAAATAATCATCAAAATAATCGAATCCTAATTGTTCAAATCGACTAATTGCAAGATTAGCAATATAAGGCAACTCGTATTTGATTTGGTTCATCAACGAAATATAGTCTTTGTGAGAAACTTTATTGCCACTTGGATTTACTACAACAGCTCGTCGAGTAATACCCGAATCAACATTTCGAACTTTATATCGTTGGTTTGATGCAGTGATGAGTAAACCACTAAATGTAACATCGTATTGTTCTTTGTACTTTTGGTTGACCGAAATAGTTTCGTGACTCGTCAGTTTCAATAACGGGGTGTCGTTATAAATATGACTGATGTCAGTATCCTCGTCGATCAACAATGGAACTTCTTTAATTTGTCCTGTTGCGAATGGGTCATTACTCGTCAACAATTTCAAATCAATAGTTCCACAATATTCCTCAAACAACCATCTGAATATCTTGAGTACAGTTCCTTTACCGCTACCTTTTGATCCGTACAAATACATGAACTTCTCAACCTTGTACATGTTGTTGGTAAATAATGCACCCATGAACCAAAGGATTTTGTCAAGTTCTGTTGGCGTGTATAGCGTACCGATCAATTTCATGAAAGCTTCGGGCTCACCATCGGTTGGTGAATATGATAACTGAGTAGTTGCATAATCTCTTCGCTGCATTTTATGATCAGCGAATAATACCTTCTGGTTGAATGGGGTATCAGTTTGTTCGGTGGCTTTACAATAGTCAATAAATAATCGGAACTTGCCACCAGAAGCTTTCCGAATTTCTTTCACTTCAATCCGAACCCCAGGGCCCTCCTCTTGAAGCTCCTTCGCTTTATTCCACAACTGACTATCAATATCGTAGAATAAATTTCGTTGTAATGTGTCCCATCTATGTCCATTCCAATAAGCATAGAACTTACCACCCTTTACAACTAAATCCTTGGCATCCCCAAAGATAAAGTCGGGCGACACCTCATAATCACATGATCTGTTATTAGAATAGAACTTTTTGACAGTGACGTCCAAAAAATCCATTTATACCTCCTGTCGCTATTATGTCACCTGCTATCCCAAATTTGGCCCCCAAATACCCATTGTTTTATATATAAGTTGAATTTTAACTGAGTCAACAACAATGTACCCTACACCCTATTTTTTGGGATTTTGAGGTATTTTCGGCCATTTTACCCCCATTTTTATCGATAACGTTCTAGACCTACTTCCAAAATACTATAATAAAAATGGTGGGATAGGTAAAACCCCCAAAAAATCTTGGGGGAATTTTCTACCACAAAATACGGAATTCAAGCCCATATTCGCTCGTTTTCTCGTCCAAATCGTACCAAAAGTCCCTCTCAAATACCAAATCATACTCGAATCCAAGGACTTCTGCACGGAAATAATCCCCTTTTTCGTACGTATCTTTCAGCTTTTCAGGCCCTTTATACATGAATTTGAACCCCTGGATCTGCCCAATATCGTCTTTGACATAGGCAATACCAACCCAATTATGGTCTTTAAAAACCTTAAAATCAATGCTCTTTCCCATCTCGTTCCTCCAATTCTTTCCGTCCAGGAAATTGAAAAACGGGGAATTTAATCAACTCCCCGGTCTTCGAATTATATGCCCACGTACGATCATGACTAGTCCACCAGTCATTTTCCTCAACTTCATTCAAAGTTTTAAGCTTACCCTTCATCTTCCTCACCATTCACCGGATCAAATCCGTGTTCCTTACGAATATCGTTCAAGGTTTTCTTTTTCTCTTTAGGTTTACAAGGTTCCTCAGTAAGTGTAATATCACCTAAACTACGAGCAATAACCCCATCACCAAATGAGAAAATACCATCATCTTCAGTGAAAGTTACAGAGGATCCATTTTGACCCTCGAGCTTCACTTCCTCTTCCCAACCTTCACGCTCGTGGAAAATAGATTCGTCTTCCTTATCCACAATTTTATCGAATGGACCTTCAGTCTTTTCGAAATATGTAGTGAAAGATCCATCACCATTAGCCACAATACGAACGACCTCGCCTTTCTCAATACGAGATAACATCATATCAAGCATGACACGGTCGTTTTCCTTTTTAGCTTCTTCCTTGCTAAGCTGTTGTAGATATGACGCAATTGTATCAATACCATCTGGAAATTCATACACGGCCTTATGACCATAATTCACCTTAACAGATTTAGGCAAGTTACTAGGGCGCAGCGCATTTGAGATTTCGAACAGTTTATCCTGATCAACTTCAAGATTTAAATCTAACTTTTCAGGACCGAATAAATGAATTCCGTCGAATTTAGGTTTATCTTCGATTTTGCCTGATGGAATATCCCGAGAATAAATATCAGCGGATTTGATCTTATCATCAACACTTTTTAGAATAGTGTCTTCCAATTCTTTACAAACCGGCACACCTTCTTTTTTAATCGCAGTGATGCGTTCTTTAACCCAATTTCGCTCATGTTTACGCTTCAACCAGCATGCGGCCATAGCAGCGTAGTTAGACAGGTCTTCTAAGGTGTCTACGAGGCTCTCAGAGGCGATCTGAGCGTCTTTAGAAGGATCATTGAGTGAAACTAAGCGCTCGAATTTGTCGTTCATACGAACGATGCCAGCCACCAATCCGAACGTGTCCAAACTCTTCTCAAATGAGTTACCATAGTCGTGATTTTTGCGTACAAATACGTTCCATTGGTGATCGTATTGATTTTTCATTGTGTTTGGTGTTAATTTGTCTGTCATTTTACTCATCTCTATATGTTCCTCCATTTACATTTATAACTAGGTCTTCGTGATCGGTACGTTTGATAATGAACAACACCATCCTTTAGAACAACCTGCCATTCTCGGTTCCTTTCTATAATTATTTTACCCCTTTAGAATCCAATACATCATTCACAAAATTACGGTTTACTTCACCCAACTCTAATAGTTGATCCAAATATTTACGTCCATAAGAACGTTGGCTTTCTGTGATTTTACCCTTAGATACATTCATAGCAGCTAAGCGGCTGTAATCGAAGATATCAGTATTTGGTTCGAGGATTTGTTTGCAGTAAATAGCTGGGAAGATGATTTTATTACCGTCCACAATATTCAATTGTGCGATTACTGAGATATCCCAACCGAAATAGTAGTCCTTAGTAGCAACTTT